AAGGTAAACAAGGTTCAAGAGAATATTCTTTCAGTAAGAACTGTAAGAACAGAAACACAAACTGTAATAGAAAGCAGACCAGAGAGTATAACAGGACCGACAGCAGTTGTGGCAACTACTATAGTTGGAAATACTTTACCACCACTTGTTCCACTGAGTCCGCCGCCGCCAGCTGTTCCGCAAGATCCATTTGACCAAATTGATTTTGAACAAGAAATTCCACCAACAACATTCCCAGAAGTATTTGATACTCCATTCCCAGAATTCCCTGCACCAGAACCATTCTTCCCAGAGTTCCCAGATTTGAGTGGATTTGGAGATTTCCCAATACCTCCATTCCCAAGTAATCCATTTGATGATTTTATAGATGATGGTCCGTTTATCCCAGCTCCAACACCAACACCAACACCAACACCAACACCAACACCAACGCCTACTCCAACACCTTCTCCAAGTAAGAATAAAGTTAAAACTAGATTTGTCAATTCCCCTGCTCGATTTGGCCTTGGTGTTTCGGGTGCAAAGAATAAGTTTGGGACAGTATCTGTTCCCGTTCAAGTTGTTCGCGGAAAAACTTTCCAGGAACTTAAAGCGAAAAAGGGAGGAAAAGAAGCAAGGAGAATATTTAGAGCTGCCGGAACAAGACCAACAGCAATTGACAAAAAGGTAATATTCTCACAAGGAACAGGATTTAAAACAACTAAGAAACCTAAAGGAAAGATACCTACTAAGAATAGTCCATTTAAGAGTCTTGCAAAGACTATTAAACAATCCGGATTTAGTCGAACAGCAAAAGTTCAAACAAATAAGGGAGCATTAAATGTAAGAACTGTAGGTTCAATAACAGCGCCACCAGCAAACAAAGGAAAAAATAAGAATAAAAATAAGAAGAAGAAGAAGAGGTAAAAGTGTACTATAAATATAATATAAATGGGTCCGAAAAATAGGGTAAAAGAATAAAATGAAACTAGTAGATCCTTTGGCACAGTCTTTTTATGTTGAACCTGAGAGTGGCATTTTTGCTACTTCGGTGGATTTATATTTTTTCTCTAGAGACCCAGAGTTGCCAGTCACAGTCCAGTTAAGACCCATGCAGTTGGGTCTTCCCACAAATGAAGTTTATCCATTTAGTGAAGTAGTAATTGACCCAGAAAATATTCAAATTTCTGATGATGCATCTTTACCAACTAGGGTTACTTTTGAATCTCCAGTTTATCTTGCTGGTAAGCAGTTTCATGCATTGACATTATTGTCTGCTTCAAATGTTTATAATGTATGGATATCTAGACTGACGGAAATTGATGTTAGTACAAACGATTTGGAAGATGAAGAACAGGTTTTAGTTTCGAAGCAACCACTAACCGGTTCTTTATTTAAATCTCAAAATGGTCTTACTTGGAATCCAAGTCAACTTGAGGATTTAAAATTTAAATTAAACAGAGCTAACTTTGTTGGTAGTGGTAATATAAATTTTTACAATCCAGATCTCAGTCTTGGAAATAATCAAGTAGCAACTTTAGTAAAAGATTCTTTAGAACTTAATTCTAGAAAAATTAAGGTAGGTATAGGAACAACTATTGCAAATTCAAGATTACCGTCTTTAGGAAATACTATTATTCAGGCAAATAGTAATGGAATTGGCAATTATGTTGGTTCTGCAGGATCTGCATTTGGCGATCTTGGTATAATTAATTCTGGTATAGGATATACGCCTTCGTCTGGTTCTTTTGTTTTTAATAATGTTTCTCTAAGAACCGTAACAGGGGAAGGTAGAGATGCAAAGGCAAATATTACAATTGAAAATGGAGTTGCAATTGCCGCTACTATTTCTAGCGGTGGGATGGGATATTCTGCCGGAGATGTTGTTGGTATAACAACAATAGGATCTCAAAATTTGGGAACAAATCTAAGATTATCTGTTTCTGAAATTTCTGGGGTTAATGAGTTAATTATTGATCAAGTTCAAGGAGAATATATAACAGGAGTAGGGAACACAGTAAGATTTATTAATAATGCAGGCGTAACTACAGATTTAAATGGTACTGGGGCAAATGTCATTATTCCTGCCGATGGAATTGAAGTAATAAATGATGGGTTGCATATTAAAGTAAATCATAAAAATCATGGAATGAATGCGACTCAAAATTTAGTAACAATAAGTAATGTTATCTCAGATTTAAAACCTACAAGATTATTTTCTGATTATAGCTCAACTTCAACGGACTCCATTCCAATAGAAAGTGTTGAAATTGCAAATTTCGATACTTTTGAAAATGTATCAGTTGCATCAACTAATCCTGGATATATTAGAATTGAAAATGAAATTATTTCTTACACGGGTATCAGTACTGCAGTATCCCCCCCAATTTTAACAGGAATTACTAGAGGAGTAGACCAAACAAAGTCATTTGATTATACTGCAGGTACGCCAATATACAAATATGAACTTTCATCCGTATCTTTACGTAGAATTAACAAGACTCATAATTTTGAGGACGTTACTATTTCGGATCCATATGATTTAGATTTTTACAATATAAAACTAGATATGAGTGACCAAGATGGTTCAATGGCAAATCGAACTCTATCTGTTGGACTTCCCAAGTTATATTTAAACGAATCAAAATCTACTGGTGGTCCTGGAATTAATGCAACTCAAAATATACCATTCGAACTAGTAAGACCAATAGTTCAAACATTAACCTTAAGAGGTACAAATATAAATGCTTCTTTGAGAACTGTTAGTGGAAGTAGTATATCTGGAAATGAAATACCCTTTATCGATCAAGGATTTGAATCAATTAGTTTAGATGCAACTAATTATTTTGATACACCCAGATTAGTTGGTTCAACAGTAAATGAAAATCTAAGGACAACAAATTTACCAGCTAATAAATCATTAACATTAAACTTAAATCTATCAACAACAAATTCATATATTTCTCCAGTTATTGATTTGGATAGAGTTGGAATGATCTTTACTTCCAACAGGGTTAATAGTCCAATACTAGATTATGCTACGGACGATAGGGTCTCGACGTTGAAAGATGATCCTACTGCTTTTGTTTATGCAACTAAACCAATTTCTCTAGAAACGCCTGCTTCTTCTATTAAGATTATTTTGACTGCTTATGTCAATACTTATAGTGACATAAGATGCTTCTACTCAATAACTCAAGAACCAAATTCTGAGTTGATTTATTTCCCATTCCCAGGACATACAAATCTAACTCCAAGTGGAGATGTAATCAATCTAGAAGACAGTAATGGTTTATCCGATAGAAGAGTTTCTAAGACAGATCAAGTTGGATTTGATAATGATTCTCTAACAGATTTTAAAGAATACGAATTCACGGTGGAAAATTTACCTTCCTTTAGGTACTTTGGAATTAAACTAATTGGAACTTCCACGAATCAGGCTTATCCACCCAGAGTAAAGGATTTAAGAGTAATCGCATTAGCATGATAAAGTATGAACCAATCGAAAGTAGAAGGGCACTCAAATCTAATCAGAGATGAGGAAACAAAAGCAATTATTAATACAAGCATGACAGACTATAATAACTATATTATGCAAAAAAAGTTAAAAGAGAAAGAAGCACAAAAAATAACTTCAATAGAAAAAGAAGTTTCAAATATAAAAGATGATTTGAATGAAATTAAAAACCTTCTAAGGAGAATGGCAAATGAATCCTGAGCAACTGGTATTGGAGGATTTAAGTAAAAACTTTGAATATTTTAAAATGGCGGCAGAAATAGATTCTCTAGAAGATATCGAGGATGTTAAAAATGTTGCAAAATGTTATTTCAAATTATACTTAAAGCAACAAGAAATTATTTCCAAATTTTAAGTCATACTATATGATATTTTTACTAAATACTTCTAAAAGTAGAAATAAATGGCTCAACCATCTACCAGACAAGAATTAATTGATTATTGTAAGAGAAAACTAGGTGCTCCCGTTCTGGAAATCAATGTGGCAGACGAGCAAATAGATGACTTGGTAGATGATGCTATTCAATTTTTTCAAGAAAGACACTTTGATGGGGTTTATCCAACTTTCTTTAAATATAAATTAACTCAGAACGATATTGATAGAGGAAGAGCAAGGGGAATTGATTCGTCTACCGTTGGGGTAACAACTACTAGTGTTTCAACATCCATTGCTGGTATTTCTACTACATTTAACTATGAAGAAAATGGAAATTATTTGCAAATGCCACCTTCTGTAATAGGGGTTAACAAGATTTTTCTTTTTGATGGCGCAAATAATATTACCAATAATATGTTTAGTGTTAAGTATCAATTATTTTTAAATGATGTTTATTATTGGGGTTCCACAGAACTTCTGACATATGCAATGGTAAAAACTTACCTTGAAGATTTAGATTTTCTCCTCAATACACAAAAACAAATCAGATTTAATAAAAGACAAGATAGATTATACTTGGATATTGATTGGTCATCGGTAAGAAATGACCAGTATATTATAATAGACTGTTATGCAACCTTAGACCCCAATAGTTATAGTCAAGTTTGGAATGATTCATTTATTAAATTATATTTAACTTCATTGATTAAAAGACAATGGGGACAAAATATGATGAAGTTTAATGGAGTTAGACTTCCAGGTGGAGTCGAATTAAATGGAAGACAGATGTATGATGATGCCCAAAGGGAAATTGATATGCTTATGGAAAGGATGTCCAATACTTATGAATTACCACCTTATGATATGATAGGTTAATCATATGCTTAATCCATTTTTCCAACAAGGTTCTTTTGGGGAACAGAGTTTAATTCAGGATTTAATAAACGAACAACTTAAAATATATGGCGTAGATGTGTACTATCTACCAAGAAAATATATAACGGAAAAAACTGTAATTAAAGAAGTAATAGAATCAAAATTTGATATATCGCATCCAATTGAAGCTTATATTGATAATTATGAAGGTTATGGTGGTAATGGAACACTTTTATCTAAGTTTGGGATTCAAGATGTTGATGATCTAACTCTTATTATTTCCAAGGATAGATTTGAAACTTATATCGGACCTCTGATTAGAAATGCTCCCAATATAAAGTTAGGAACTAGACCAAGAGAAGGAGACTTAATTTATTTCCCTCTTGGTGATAGATTATTTGAGATAAAATATGTAGAGCACGAAAAACCATTTTATCAACTCCAAAAAACTTATGTTTATGAATTGAGATGCGAACTATTCAGATATGAAGATGAAGATTTAGATACTGGAGTTGATTTTATAGATGATAATGTAGTAGATGATGGATATATTCAAACTCTAACTCTAGTTGGAACTGGAGTAACTGCGACTGCAATAACTTCAGTGGTTGATGGTGGTGTGAGATCTATCAGAGTTACGAATAGGGGAAATGGATACACATCTACACCACAAGTAGCGATATCTTCAGCACCTTTTGGTGGAATTAATGCGGTTGGTGTTGCTACAATGATTAGTAGTCTAGTTGATTGTGTTGGAATAAAATCTTCAAGAGTTCAAGGTGTTGAACTTGTAAATCCTGGTGCTGGATATACTTTAGCACCAAATGTAGTTTTTGTTGGTGGGGGTGGGTCTGGAGCCGCAGCAACATCTATTATCGGAAATGGTTTGGTCGGAATTGTAACAATAACAAATGGTGGTTCTGGATATACCGATTCACCTACTGTTACTTTTAGTTCTCCAGGGATAGGAACAACCGCTGTTGGATATGCTGTGGTAAGTCCATCTGGATCTATATCACAGATTAGAATTTTAGATGCTGGAATTGGATATACAACAGCACCTACTATAACAATCGAATCTCCATATTCATCAGGTATAGGAACATATAAGTTTAATGAAGAAATTCTTGGATCTGTAAGTGGTTCTTCGGCAAAAGTTAAGTCATGGAATGTTGTTAGTGGGGAACTAAAAGTTTCGATAATTACTGGAACTTTCGTTCCGGGAGAAATAATAACAGGACAGGATAGTGGTGCTGCTTATGAATTGCGCGTATTAAATACGGATAATATTGTTGATCCATATGCAGATAATGACAATATTGAAGAACTTGCTGACACTATTATAGATTTTAGTGAAAGTAACCCATTCGGAATGCCATAAATATATTTTATTATAACTAAATTATAGTATTAAATAAGGATATAAAAATGTTTGAATACTTTTACTACGAAATCTTAAGAAGAACCGTTGTTTCATTCGGTTCTTTGTTTAATAACATAACAATTAAACATACAGATAATAGTGGTAATGCTACTAGTGTTATAAAGGTTCCTTTAGCTTATGGACCAACTCAAAAGTTTTTAGCTAGATTGGAACAATCCCCGAATTTGAATAAACCAGTTCAAATGAGTTTACCAAGAATGTCATTTGAACTTATTGGATTATCATATGATCCAGGAAGAAAATCCACAACAACTCAAACATTTTTAACTTCCCCAACTTCAAACAAGAAACAGGAAAAAAAAGCATACTTACCAGTTCCTTACAACTTAGATTTTGAACTAAGTATAATGACAAAATTAAATGATGATATGCTTCAAATAGTTGAGCAAATTCTACCATATTTTCAACCAGCGTACACTATTACAATTGACCTAGTAAAGGAAGTTGGTGAAAAAAGAGATGTACCAGTTGTTTTAAATAGTGTCTCAATGTCAGATGATTATGAAGGCGATTTTTCAACTAGAAGAGCACTGATTTACACATTAAGATTTACTGCAAAAACTTATCTGTTTGGACCAATTTCCACTGCATCTTCCGATATCATCAAAAAAGTATCTGTTGGATTTGTTGCTGGACACAAAACAGATACTCCAACTAGAGATCTTGTTTATAGTGTAGAAAGAAGAGCAACAAAAGACTATACTGGAGAAGTAACAACTACTCTATCCACAAATATTTCAGAAAGTGATACTCTCATTGAAGTTGCTGATGCAACAAATATTCCGGAAAATAGTTATATCTATATTGATGAAGAAGAATTATTTGTAGATTCCAAATCTGGTAACAAATTAACTGTTATTAGGGGAGCGGATAATACAAGAGCTGCAGAGCATGTATCTGGAACTGGTGTTAAGAAAATAACTCAAGAAGATAATCAACTTATAGAAGTTGGTGATGATTTTGGATTTAGTGGTTCGTTATTATGAAAATGACTAAAAAATTTCAAGACTTAAACGAAACTTTTAATGTTTCTGGAGAAATAGTAGAAACAGAAAAAGTTTCTGAAATAAAAATTGAGGAAAATAAAAATCCAACTGATGATGTAAAAAAAGATTATGAGTATACAAGAGGAAATCTTTATTCTCTAATAGAGAAAGGTCAAGAGGCTATAAATGGAATTCTGGAACTAGCACAAGAAAGTGAAATGCCCAGAGCATATGAAGTTGCAGGTCAATTAATTAAAAATGTTGCAGATGCCACAGATAAATTGATGGATCTTCAAAAGAAATTAAAAGATGTTGAAGAAGAAAAAGTATCAAGAGGGCCAACTACAGTAAATAATGCACTTTTTGTTGGTTCGACTGCAGACTTAGCAAAGTTTCTAAAGCAACAAAGTGAAAATGAAAACGTTTAAGCAGTTTAGAGAAGACTGGACTAATAAATATAAAAAGAGTATTGATTGCTCAAATCCAAAAGGATTTTCTCAACGTGCTCATTGTGCAGCGAGAAGAAAAAGAGCAAAGGGTGAAGAAACTAAATCAAAACCAGTTGAATGAAGAGTCAGAAGTTCTCCCACAAAACACCACATTTAAAAGGTAAGAAGCATCAGTTAGATCCTAATCTGGATTTAAAGCAACTGGTTCACCATGCATCAGTTGAATTTGTTGATCGTGATGCAGATGGTGATGTTGACATATATGATAACCCAAAGAAGAAAACCCCAGATGAAAATCCAATTGACATGAATGTTGGAGATTTGTCAAAAAAATTGATTGCAAAACAGAAAGGAGAATTAAAGCATACTAAAAGGGGTATGGCTTATGAGGGAAATCTTCATAAGTGGTTTAAATCTTCAAAATCAAAAGATGGTAAACCTGGTTGGGTGAATGTAGTTACTGGAGGTACATGTGCAAGTGATGAACCTGGAGAAGGAACGCCAAAATGCGTGTCTTCAGAAAAAAGAGCAAGTATGACTCCAGCACAAAGACGCTCAGCAGCAAGAAGAAAAAAAGAAGCAGACCCAGGACAACAACAGAAGACTGGAGCTGCAAAACCAACATATGTTCCTACAGATAGTCCAAAAATGAAAAAAGAAGAAGTGGATTTACAAGAAGTAAAAGATAAACCAGGTAAAGGTAGTGGAAAAAAGGACGCATGTTATCATAAGGTGAAGTCAAAATACGATGTTTGGCCAAGTGCATATGCATCGGGAGCACTTGTCAAGTGTCGTAAAGTTGGAGCATCTAACTGGGGAACAAAAACGGAAGAAACTCATATGCATGAAGAAGAAAGATATTGCCCCCTTTGTAAAAAAAGAGAGTCAAGATCTGAGTGTTCATATGGCGAAAAGGCTTGGGATAAAGTTTCTGTAAAAGATGAAGAGTATTCTATGGCCAGGTCAGAACTGAGCACTATTGTTGATGCTGTAAGAAGATTAAAGGCAAAAGTAGAAAATGGTGAAGGAAATCTAGAAGCATGGGTTCAATCAAAGATTACTAAAGCAGCGGATTATATTGATACTGCAGCAGACTATGTTGCTGGTGGTGAAATGGATGAAGATTGTTGGAGTGGTTATAAGCAAGTTGGAATGAAAAAGAAAGGAAAAAAAGTAGTACCAAATTGTGTTCCGGAAGAAACTATAGAAGATGCTAATGGTAATACATTTGCTGAGGTAGTAGATATCATTAAACCAGAATCTATTAAAGGATTTAAATCTCAAATTGAGGAATCTGTCCGCATTCCATCAAAAACTGGAAATATTATCCTAGTAACTCTTGTTTGGAGAGGTAAATACTACGGTATTAAGATGTTCTTTCCACAGACAACTAAACCAAATAGAAAAGAAGTTCAGGACCAGATTGAGAAAGTTTATCCAGGTTCTAGAGTTCAGTCATATTATGTTTCCGATATTAAACCAGGTGAGCAATTTCTTCAGGTTGAAGATTGGCAAAAAATAAATCGGAAGGATAAAACTGATGGTTTGAGTCAAAAGGCGGTTAGTGCATATCGTAAGGAAAATCCAGGTTCAAAACTACAAACCGCAGTAACTGAAAAAAATCCTTCAGGTAAAAGAGCAAAGCGACGTGCTTCATTTTGTAGACGCATGAAGGGCATGAAATCAAAATTAACTTCAGCAGAAACTGCAAGAGATCCAGATAGCAATATTAATAAAGCACTTAGACGTTGGAATTGTAATTAATAGGTAGGTTTTTGTTATGTCTGATGTATATCTTGGCAATCCGCTTTTAAAAAAAGCAAATACTCCAATTGAATTTACACAAGAACAAATTATTGAGTTTGTTAAATGTAAAGATGACCCAGTTTATTTTGCAAATAATTATGTAAAGATTGTAACACTGGATCATGGACTTCAAACTTTTAAACCTTATCATTTCCAAGAGAAGTTAATCAATAACTTCCATAAGAACAGATTTAATATCTGTAAGATGCCACGTCAGACTGGTAAATCAACCACTGTAGTATCCTTCCTGCTTCACTATGCGGTATTTAATGACAATGTGAATATAGGTATCCTTGCAAACAAAGCAGCGACTGCTAGAGAACTATTAGACAGATTGCAGACAGCATATGAAAACTTACCAAAGTGGATGCAGCAAGGTATTATCTCCTGGAATAAAGGTTCTCTTGAACTTGAGAATGGAAGTAAAATCTTGGCTGCTTCTACTTCTGCTTCTGCAGTTCGTGGTATGTCATTCAATATCTTATTTTTGGATGAATTTGCGTTCGTTCCAAATCACATCGCAGATTCTTTCTTTGCGTCAGTATATCCAACGATTACTTCAGGTAAAAATACAAAGGTAATCATTGTATCTACACCACATGGTATGAACCACTTCTACCGCATGTGGCATGATGCGGAGAAGGGTAAAAACGAATATGTTTATACTGATGTTCATTGGAGTGAAGTACCAGGAAGAGACGAAGAGTGGAAAAAGCAAACAATTGCAAACACTTCAGAATCTCAATTTAAAGTAGAATTTGAGTGTGAGTTTTTAGGGTCAGTCGATACTCTCATTGCACCAAGTAAGCTTAGAAATCTTGTATATGACCACCCAAAGACACGTAGTGCAGGTTTAGATGTTTATGTTGACCCAGAAGAAAATCATGATTATCTAATAACGGTAGATGTTGCTAGGGGAGTTGGAAATGATTATTCTGCATTCGCAGTTGTTGATATTACACAATTTCCACATAGAGTAGTTGCAAAATATAGAAATAATGAAATAAAACCCATGCTTTTTCCAAGCATAATTCATGAGGCAGCAACAGCATATAACAATGCTTATATTTTATGTGAGGTGAATGACGTTGGAGATCAAGTAGCAAGTATTCTCCAATACGATTTGGAATATAGTAATCTCCTCATGTGCTCAATGAGAGGTAGAGCAGGTCAAATAGTTGGTCAAGGATTCTCTGGAAAGAAAACACAACTTGGCGTAAAGATGTCCAAAACTGTGAAGAAAGTTGGATGCCTTAATCTAAAAACCATGATTGAGGAAGATAAGTTATATTTAAATGACTATGATATTATCTCAGAATTAACTACATTCATTCAAAAGCACAATTCATTTGAGGCTGAAGAGGGATGTAATGATGATTTGGCAATGTGCTTGGTAATTTATGCATGGTTAGTCGCTCAAGATTATTTTAAAGAACTAACTGACCAGGATGTTAGAAAACGTCTATATGAAGAACAAAAAAATCAGATAGAACAAGATATGTCACCATTTGGATTTATATCAGACGGTCTTGATGAAACTAGTTTTGTTGATAGTGAGGGTGATAGGTGGTTTACTGACGAGTATGGTGACAGATCATATATGTGGGAGTATATGTAATGGATATTGATGGTCAGATTAAATTAGGTCATCTACTTCTAAATGATAGAAAATGCAGATCATGTGGACAAATAAAAAATTTAATAGAAGAATTTTATAGAACAAGAAAAAATAGAGGCCCTGTACCATCATCATATTCATATGAATGTAAAGAATGTACGATAAAAAGAATAGTTTCTTCAAGAATGGTAAGTAAAGTTGTTGATAAGTGGGAATATCCTGACTGGTAATTTGTTCATGCACCATTTCCCCATCTGAAAAGTATTTTTTAATAAATATTTTTTAGATAAACTGAGTTCTACGGAGAAAAACATGGCGACTCCTCAATTATCTCCTGGTGTACTTACTAGAGAAGTTGATTTAACAGTAGGGAGAGCTGAAAACGTACTGGATAATATCGGTGCTATTGCTGGACCTTTTGCAATCGGTCCTGTAGAAGAAGCGATAGACATCACAACAGAGCAAGAATTAATTAGTACTTTTGGAAAACCAATCTCTACGGATGGCCAGTATGAGTATTGGATGAGTGCTTCTTCATACCTTTCCTATGGTGGAGTACTTAAGGTAGTTAGAGTTGATGGTTCTACCCTAAACAACGCAAATGCTGGAACAGGGATCGCAGCAACCACTTCCTTAAAGATTAAAAATTACGAAGATTATTTTGCAAACTATTCTACTGCAACTAATTTTACGTATGCTGCTAAAAACCCAGGCGCTTGGGCAAATAATCTAAAAGTTTGTGTAATTGACGATTTAGCAGATCAAAGAATTGGAATCAACACAACTGACTTGTCCGCATTAGGTGCTGTAATTGGTTATGGCGTAACAACTAGCATTTCAACAGTTCTTCCTGGTGCAGGTTCAACCTCAGTTTTCAATGGATACTTAAAAGGTATCATAACAGGAATTAACACAGATAGTGCAAATGGATCAAGTACTATTGATGTTAAAATTGTTTCCAGAGTTTCTGCTGCTGGAACAGAAACCAATGTTACATACGCAGAAAATAACCCTGTAGCTTCCTTTGAAGCAACGGATTCAATCACATTTGTAAATAATTCAGGAATTAATACTGGATCTAGTGCAACTGCAGCAACTGTTGTTGATTGGTATGGTGAGCAAACTCTAGGTCTAACCAATTCGGTTATTTTCTGGAAAACAATTGCACCAAAACCCGTCTCAAACAACTATTCACTTCAGAGAAATAGTAGAAATGACGGACTTCATGTAGTAGTTGTTGACGACACCGGTTCAATTACAGGTATTCAAGGCAATTTGCTTGAGAAGTTCATAAGTCTTTCCAAGGCAACAGATTCTGTTTCCTCTGTAAATTCTCCACAAAAAATCTGGTACAAAAACTTCCTTGCGAATTTCTCAAACTACATTTTTGCAGGAGTTAATCCATCAGCATCTGAAGATTCTTTCTTTGGAACAAGTCCAAAAGCAACAGGATTCTCTTCAAATTATACCAAGTACACAACATCTGAAGGATTATGGGGACAAGAAACTCAAGGAGTAACCTTTAGTGCAATTGGAAATGTTACTTATTCACTAAGCGGTGGTGTTGATTATTCTGCAAATGGAGGATTCCTTGCAACTCTTGCAGATATTTCTTCTGGTTATGACTTATTTGCAAACAAAGATGATATTGAAGTAGATTACTTACTCAATGGACCAGGACTTGAGAATGAATCAGAATCTCAGGCAAAAGCAAATAAATTGATTTCCATAGCAGAAGGAAGAAAGGACTGCGTGGCAGTAATTTCCCCACACAGAGGAAATGTTATTAACATAACAAATACAACTACTCAAACAACAAATGTAGTTAGATTCTATAATGCATTGGCATCTTCATCATATGCAGTGTTCGACTCTGGTTACAAGTATACATTTGATAGATTTAATAATCTATTCAGATATATTCCATGTAACGCAGACGTTGCAGGTCTTCTGTTGAGAACTTCTATTACTTCATATCCTTGGTTCTCTCCCGCAGGTCAGCAAAGAGGTGTATTGAACAATGCAATCAAACTTGCATACAATCCAAATAAACCACAAAGGGATGCACTTTATAGTGCAAGAGTGAATTCTATTATTAGTCAACCAGGTGTTGGAATCTATCTCTTTGGAGATAAAACTGCACTCGCATTTGCATCAGCATTTGATAGAATCAATGTTAGAAGATTGTTCTTAACGGTCGAGCAAGCTCTTGAAGGTGCATCACAGTCACAACTGTTCGAACTTAACGATCAGGTAACTAGAGCGAACTTTATTAACATCGTTGAACCATATCTACGTGATGTTCAGGCAAAGAGAGGTATTTTTGACTTCCTCGTTATATGTGACGAAACAAACAACACTCCAGACGTAATTGATAATAATGAATTTAGGGCTGATATCTTCCTGAAACCAACCAAATCAATTAACTATGTCACCCTAACATTTGTTGCAACTCGAACTGGAGTTAGCTTTGAAGAAGTCGCCGGTAGAGTTTAATTAACCTAATCTAAACACAGAAGGAGGATCTTAAAATGTCAACCCTAAGAACAATCACTGGTTTTAAAGAAAGATTAGCTGGAGGCGGCGCTAGACCCAATTTATTTGAAGTTGAAATTCCATCTTTCCCAGGTTCTCTTACAAGTTTGTGGAGAACTGGAAGTGGAAATGAAATTGAAACTTTCAAATTCATGTGTAAAGCGGCTCAGCTTCCAGCATCAAACATTGCTGCTATCGAAATTCCTTTTAGAGGAAGAACTCTAAAAGTTGCTGGAGACAGAACATTTGATACGTGGACTGTAACTGTCATGAATGATGAGGACTTCCAATTAAGAAGTGCTTTCGAACTTTGGATGAACAATATTAGCAAGTTGGATAACAATAGTGGAGCAACTACTCCATCAGAATATATGACTGACGCATATGTTCACCAACTTGGAAGAGGATACGATCAAGGTAGATTTTCTTCTACAAATAATGGTGGTGCTGCTCTACCAGAAATTGATGTTATTCCACTGAGAACATACAAATTCTTTGATATTTTCCCAACTAATGTAAGTGCTATCGATCTATCCTACGATTCTTCAGATACTATTGAAGAGTATACTGTAGAATTCCAAGTCCAATATTGGACTGCGGGTAGAGGTCCTACAAATAACGACCAAAGTAGAACTAATATTAGTTGATAAATAGTCAGATACTAGGTCAGAATAAATAAATTATGTCGAAATTATTTGGATTCTCTATAGAGAATACTGAACCACTATCTCCAAGTACGGTCAGTCCAGTTCCTCCAAACAATGAGGATGAGTCTGACCATTACTTGAGTAGTGGTTTTTTTGGTTCTTATGTTGATATTGAAGGGGTATATAGAACTGAATTTGATTTAATCAAAAGATATCGTGAAATGGCACTTCATCCAGAGTGCGATAGTGCCATTGAAGATATTGTTAATGAGGCTATTGTATCTGATACTAATGATAGCCCAGTTCAAATTGATTTGGATAACCTCAACGCCAGTGATGGCATCAAAAAGAAAATTAGAGATGAGTTTAAGTATATTCTAGAACTTTTAGACTTTGATAAAAAATCTCACGAAATTTACAGGAATTGGTATATTGATGGTCGTCTCTATTACCATAAGGTAATTGACTTAAAAAATCCACAAGAGGGCATTCAAGAACTTCGGTATATTGATGCCATGAAGATGCGATATATTAGGCAAAATAAAAAGACGAAGGAAGATAGATTTAGACTTTCAAATGCCAATAGTGGCAACCCAATGGATTATGAATTTCCACAAATAGAGGAATATTTTATATACAATCCAAAAACTACATATTCAACATCAAATCCATCATCGATGGGTGGAAGTGCTGGCATTAAAATGTCTAAAGATTCTATTGCATATTGCACATCTGGTCTGGTTGACAGAAATAAAGGAACAACATTATCATATCTTCACAAGGCAATTAAATCACTCAATCAACTCCGTATGATTGAGGACTCCCTCGTTATCTACAGATTGTCTCGTGCCCCTGAGCGTAGAATTTTCTATATTGACGTTGGCAATCTTCCTAAGGTAAAGGCTGAACAATATCTTCGTGATGTTATGATGCGTTATCGTAACAAACTTGTATATGATGCATCGACGGGTGAGATTCGTGACGATAAAAAGTTTATGAGTATGCTTGAAGATTTCTGGCTTCCTCGCCGTGAAGGTGGTAGAGGAACTGAAATCTCCACACTTCCGGGTGGTCAGAATCTAGGAGAAATTACTGACATTGAATACTTTAAGAAAAAATTATATCGTTCTCTCAATGTTCCCCCATCAAGAATGGATGGAGAAGGTGGATTCAATCTTGGTCGCTCTTCTGAAATTCTAAGAGATGAACTAAAATTCACAAAATTTGTAAGTCGCTTGAGAAAGAGATTTTCAAATATGTTTAATGATATGCTTAGAACTCAATTAATTCTTAAGAATATCATTACCCCAGAAGATTGGGATCTTATGAGGGAACATATTCAATATGATTTCTTATATGATAATCATTTCTCAGAACTAAAAGATGCAGAACTTCTGAATGAAAGATTGAATATGGTTGCTACGGCTGAACCTTATGTTGGAAAATATTTCTCACAGGATTATGTAAGACGCAAAATTCTAAGACAAACCGATATGGAAATCTTAGAGCAAGATAATCTAATTAAGAAAGAAATTAAAGATGGGATTATTCCAGACCCAAGTATTCCTATTGACCCTGAAACAGGAGCTCCGCTGGACCAGTCTGCTGGAATGGATTTGGGAGCACCAATTGTTGAACCAGATTTAGAATCTCAAGCATCGTCAGTAAAAGCACCAGAAATTCCTAAGGGCGGCGAGATATAAATAAAAGCGATTACTTATAGGTATTGTGCAAATGGATGATCTAATGGATATGATTATTTCTGACGAATCACCCTCTCAAATTAGTGATAAAATCAAGGACATTCTTTTTTCAAAATCAGCAGAAAAAATAGATGCTTTTAGACCATCTGTAGCTGCAAGCATGTTTGATGAAATGGAAGTAGAAGAAGAGGAATGATATGAAATCTTTCAAGCAATTTATCTCAGAATCGGTTAATATTGCTGGAGATTTCACAGGAAATCTCTATATAAACTCCCAGCAAGAACAACCACAACAAGTCGGTGAAGAATATGTCGCTGATATTATGTGGAATGGGAGTTTATATAGAATGGAAATGATTACAAAAAATGGCATTCCTACTACAAGAGAACTTGGTGAGCAACTTCAAAACGAATATCCTGGAGCAGTTGTTCATCAAATTTATCCTGTAGTCGAAAAGAATTTAAATATCAAAAACGCAAAAAGATACCACCCATCAAAGTTAGAATGGATTGATTGATAAATGGCTCAGTGGAATATAACTACTCAAGATTATCTAAATCAAGAGAGAAGTCTTTTTGAGATTTTTGGTGCAGCAACTAGAGACGGAAAAATTGTTGATAATCTCAATAGATTTCCAGTAAGTGTAAATCCAGATGCTTTCGGAAGGACAAGAGTATCAAATCCACTTACTTTATTTGATTCATCTCACAGATATAGAGACAATAATCTTTGGGACAGTTTGATTGTAGGAACGGGTTCTACAGTTGGATTTGCAACTACTCAAGGTTTAATTAATATTGGAATTGGAACCACAAGTGGTGATTCAGTTATTAGAGAAACTACTAAAACATTCTCATATCAACCAGGAAAATCTTTACTTGTTTTAAATACCTTTGTTCCTGCCACACCAAAAGAAAATCTAAGACAGAGAATTGGTTATTTTGGTGCTGATAATGGAATGTATTTTGAGATTGATGAAACAACAGCATATTTTGTTGAGAGAAGTTTATCTACTGGCACTGAAACAAGAGTAGCACAAGAAGATTGGAATGTTGATAAGTTGGATGGTACTGGAGTTTCTGG